GTCGCATTCATCACCATAATAAAAAAAAGGTTTTTAATAGTTTCCATCTATTTACATAAGATAACTCATAAATATTGGCTCTTTAAATGCATAAAGACCGCCTCCAATACGTTCATATGGGTCCAAAGTTAGATTCCACTCTTCCTCTGTTCCTGTGTAATAATTCTCCATTAGAGAATAGTTGTCGCAAATTGCGGCAATAGTGTTTGTAAAGCATGATAGCGAGGTTATCTCGCAATTCAGAACCCATTTGTATCTGGCTATTGCAGCCAACTCCGCCTGTGTTCTAACTTCTTTATCCTTGTACATGTAGTGTAAACATTTCCATGATTCATGAATTGCTTTAAGATGCTCTCGTCCTTGTAGATCATCTCGGCCCATTCTAGCGATTAGTTTTACTGGATCAGCTACTGTGATCCATCCAAATCTAGTTAGAATAATAAATCTTGAGCTGAAATACATTGAGTTGGTTAAACACAGTGTTTTTATCTCAAAATTTAAGTCTTCAGCCGCTTTCTTAGATTCATCTTTGATTTCAATATCCAACGGCATGCACATGCTGTTGTCGTCTCCAGCTAGCAGCACCATGTATGCCTTTTCAATTGGATACAAATAAGCTACTATCATTAGCAGAACCATTGTGTTTCCAAGCCAGGTTAACGCATCTCCAGATCTTCTCTGGTATTTGATGCTGTACGACAGTCCGTAGTTTGGTGAACTTAGTTTACAAACTTCATGAAACTGTCTCCACATTTCAATTACTGTGTCATCAAGACCAAAAGCTTTCAAAACTTTGCATTGTGCATCAAGCACAGTCCCTTCTTGACTTTTGTCGTATTTACTGATATCCAGTTCTAAATTTTTAAAACGTTTTCCAGATATTAAGTTGTCAACATGTCCACTCAACTCTTCCCATGTCATTAAAGTGTTGAAAATTATGTTAGGCATTAAACAAGCCATAACTTTAATCAACACTCCTTGAAAGTAAGGTCCAAAATAACTGGTCCAGAAGACATGTGATGCTGAGACAAGCTGTCCGCTAGCAGGTCCGTCTGCATGCCCATCATCCAATTGTGTTTTGTGATCAGCCCTTGGCATGATAAAATACTTGTTAGGATTGATCGTCATGGGATCTGTTCCAAGAATGGCTTCTCTTTTTCTCGGTTTACGCAAATGCCACCACATCTCTTTGAGATCTTTTGTCTCTGTAGGCAGAGAAATATTAATATTAGCTAGTTTGCCTTTATCAATTTGTCTCATAAATGCTTGGAAAAGCTTTTCTGAACGTGCCGGATTGTAATCAACCTTTTGTCTTATTGGATTAATAACTCTCTTCTCTAAAG